TGTTCATGGTCGGGTCTTCGCCGAAGGTTTCTTGGAACTGTCTGTTGGCAACCAGACGGTTAGCCAACTCAGCCTGAGCCTTGGTTCTGCGCCATGCTCGTGCTGACTTTCCGACATTCGGGTATGACCACTTCGCTAGCACCAGCGCATAGCGACGCATGCGTTCGAACTCTTCGCCCGGCATGCCTGTGCTGGTGTATGTGCCTGCTATCGAAGTTTCGCTGACATCAACACGCACACCGTCAAGGGTGGACACCATGCCACCTGTTGACTTGTACTTGCTGGGTGTCTTCTGCGTTGGTCTGGGTGGCAAGGCGTCACCGAAGAACGGTGTCTTACTCACTTCGGCACCGTCGCTGTGCTCTGGGCGACCTTGAGTACATCGACCATCGACTGCCACTCTTCGGGGAAGACGACCTGTGCGCTGTACTCCATGTTCTTGGAGACTGCGTACATGGCGTGGAAGTCAACGAAAGCACGCAATGACTTGCGGTTGATTTCGCTGGGGTTGGTCATCTTGGTGGCAAGACCACGCAGGTAATCAGGCAGCGATGCGATCGCAGCAGGATTGGGCGTGTCCACTCGGCACCTGACGATGAGACGGTCAAGAACCGCAGGTGCCAGGTCTTCTGGCTCACCGTTCATGGTCGCAACGACGCTGAACTTGGGGTGTGGTCTGACGACTTCGCCCGTGTCTGGGTGTTGCCAACTGCTCGATGCGGTGCTGTCTACCAGAGCCATCATGCGACTCTCGACATCACCGTTCATGCGGTTGATTTCGTCGACGACAAGGCGTGCGCCTTCGCGCCATGCCTTGATGCCAACGCCTTCTGCGAATGACCAAGTGCCGGCAGCGTTCTGCTTGTAGCACCCAATCAGGTCAGCGTCTGTCATCTCTTCGGTACAGATGAGCCTGTAGGCCTTGCGACCTGCGAGCCCGGTCGTGAGACCGAAGTATGTCTTGCCTGTGCCAGGCAGCCCGTACAGCAGGACACGGTTGCCGTGCTCTACTGCGAACTGCGCTCGCTCCCAGTCGCTCAGCAGTTTGACTGCTGGCTTCTTGGTTTCTGTGGTTGTCATGGTTGTTTCTCCTGTGGTTGTCATGGGCAGGATTATTCCTGCTCATCTTCCTTGGCTTGACCAGCCAAGAAATCTTGTTTCATCGCTTCCCAGATTTCTGGGTCGCGTTGTTGTAGTACGCGTGGCATGTTGAGTGCGCCGTAGAGCAACTTAGCCACTTCGCCGTGGCTCTCTTCCAACTCTGACCAGCACTCCTTGACCAGTTCGGCATTGTCGTCAGACAAGCGAACAACTGTGGTGAACACTGGCTCTTGCCATAGTTCGCCTGTGTCTTGGAGCCGTGGTATCACTGCGAGTTTGTCTCCGAGAACAACGGCAGTCATGACAATGTCCTTGACATCTTCGGTGCCTTTGCCTTCGTCGACTGCGCGTGCTGACGCAAGGCTTCTGATCATCAAGCCTTCGACCCTGTGCTCTTCGAAGCGCGGGGCGCAATGAAGACCCATGACGAATGAAGCGTCAGACAACACTTCCTTGATGTTGACCGGTGTTTTGTCTGGCACTGCTGAGAACAAGTGTTCCAGCGAGATACAGGCGTTGGCACGACCGTCTTGCCATGCGCTACCTTCGACCGAAATGGCGTCAGGTTCCTTGGCTTCCATGGTCTTGCGGAACTCGGCAAGTTCCTCAGGTGTGCCTTGGAACTGCTTGGTGAACACCCATAGGTCGTAGACAGAATCGTCTGTCATGGGCTTGGCTTGCCAAGTTTGCTGCTCAGCAAGGATTATTGCTTCACGAAGACTGTCTTCTTCGTGCTTGGTTTCTTCGGCAAGGGCAGCAGCAATGATGCTCTCTGTCTCCTTGAGTATTGCTTCTTCGTTAGTCATGATGACTCCTGTGGTTGATGGGTTGATGGTGGCAGACTTGCCATGTCTTTGTCCGCTGGTCTGCCAGCAGACGGATTTTTTGGGGCGCATGGCTGCGCTTTACCCAGAGGGGGGTTGTGTCTGGGTTATGACCCAGCGTGCTCGTCAGTCAGCGACGCTGGGTACTTGGTTTCTTCGTCGACATTGCGCTCGACGACTTCTGCGAACCACTGGTAGTTGTCACGGAACCATGGTCGCAACTGCTGTTGGACATAAGGGTACGAAACCTTGATGCCCATTGCGGTCAGGACACGGTGAATGTAACTACCGGTGTATCGCCTGTCGCACATCATCTCGACGAGCAGGTACAAATCGCTACCGCATGCGTCGATGATGCGCTCTCTCTTGGTCAAGGGGCGACGGCTAGAGCCTGTCTTGGCTGTCACTTCCTTGATTGCTTGTACAAGCGACTTGCGCTTGGGGGGTCGGGTATTGCGCTTCATGGCATTCTCCTTCGGGTTGGGTAGTCGGCACGGTTGCGCCGACCTTCCGAGTGTACGCCACCCCGAAATCCGACGGGAGAAAAACGCGCGCGCGATTAGCCAGAGCCATACCCAGCAGCGAACGACTCGCGCGTTCGCGTGGTGACGGTAGCGGTAGCGGTAGCGCTAGGAGCTGTGGTTGTGGTGCGCCCGGTAGGCGGCGTAGTCCTGGCTGCGTTTGAACGCGGCATCGGACACCATGTACGACACGCCTTCGGCGAGCGAAGTCCATGCCGGTCGCAGTCGATCGTTGGCAGTGATGGCAAGGTAGAGAAGTTCGGTCAACATCTCTTCGGCCAGTTCGATATCGTCAGGCGTGAATGACGGATTGCTTTGCATTGTTGTCTCCTTGTTTTTCCATGGGTTGTGGCTTGGGTGAATGGCGCGTGCAAAGTGGCGCATGCGTCGTCTTGATATGAAGCGTGACAGAGTTCGAGCAACGAGGGCACGCATAGCGTTCACGTAACATCGTAGTCCCTCCAGCTTGACTGCGAGAATCCACGCACTCTGCCGTCCGGTTGTATGTACACCCACGTGGGGGCGTCGGGATCGCAGCCGCAGCCGGCCACGTTGCGCACGTCATGCACCACGATTGTGGCGCACTTGTCGCAGATCACTGCCTTGGGTTGGTTTTTCTTTTCTTCCATTGTTTGTCTTGTGTTGTCAGCTTTCCTTCACGATACAGGTGGCACGGGCACTGGCATCCGGAAGTTTCCCCCGCTGTCCATTTGCGCAGTGCCCGCTCCACCGTACCGCAGTGGTCGCAACTCAGAACGGTTCTGGATCGTTCTCGCCGTTCATCGCGGCTTCGAAGTCTGCGCCCGGCTGTTCGTCGGTTACCTCCCACAGTTCGGCGTCGTCGAACTTGGCTGCGCGATTGGCCAGCCACATCGTCTTCGACTCACCCTTCTTGTTGGTCACCGTCACTTCGTCACCGGCTTCACCGGAGGGCTTGACCTTGACTCCCCAAACCCCTGACTTCAGCTTGTACCACGTTGCTTGACTCATAAGTAATCTCCCTTGTCAATCACTTGTTTCATGCGGTCGATCATGCTGCGGTACATGTCCACCTGTTTTTGTAGTTCCGCTATCCGCGTGCGGTCTTCGTCGCGTTGCTCCCGGAGGGAATCAACCGTGACTTGAAGATCGTTGAGCCACTGCTCGTAGAAGATGTTGTCATTCTCCATCTTGGCCTGCCTGTTTCTTGCGCTGGTTCGGGCTGAGCCCGCCCCAGATTCCGTAGGTTATGTCGTTGTCAATCGCGAACTTCATGCAGTCCTTGTACACCGTGCAGTTCCTGCAGTACTCCTGTGCCTTGGCGTTGGCCGTGTGCCAGCCGGACTCGGCAAAGAAGATCTCGCTGTCTGCGCCTTTGCACGCAGCAAACTCCATCCATCCGAAGTTCTTGTTCTTCAGTTCCCATTCGCTCAACAGTTCCATGTAGCTATAGCTCCCAGGCTTCGAAGCCCCGTTGTCCTTGTTGTTGGTGGTAGTCATGTATCGCTTTCGCTGCCTTGAGGTTGGTCGCCGGATCGAACAACTCGTCGCATCCAACCTTAGACAGAACACCGACTGATTGCAAGTATCCGTCCGGATACCAGCGTGTCGGTAAGCACCATGACCTGTCGTTGATCTGGGTCAAGCCGATGTCGGTAGAGCCGTCCTTGTTGCGTGTCGTGTTGTGTTGCATCGGGTCGCACCGGGACTCGCGCCACATGATGTAGTCGAGAGTCGGCATGCTGTCGGCATGCCAGCCCGAGTCTTGAGCCAACCCCCACCACTGACCACACCGAGCGTGGGCGGAATCCTCGTCGTTGGCAGTCGTGGTGGGGGCGGCGATCGTGGTGGTGGCGGCAGGGGAGAAGGAGGTAACCCCCACCGCCACCGTTACGGTCGTGCTGGGTGCAGGCTGCCGGTCCGTGGACCCGCCGGCAGACTCGAACCCCAACACGAACAGTGCTGCTGACATGACTGCCAGCAACCTAGGAACGAAGTCCATGGTTCCTCCTAACCCTGGTCCGTGATAAGGCTAGCAATCTCGGAGAACTCTGACAAGGTCATCAGCACGATGCCCTCGGTCGAGCCGTCCGGCATTGCCACCATCACGAACGGACGAATGTCGCCCAAAGCTTTCGCCGCGTCAGACTGGGCTTTAGCGGCTTGGAAACGGGTAGCAATCGGACCGACTTGAGCGCCTGCTTTGATCTCGGTACGAAAAGCACCGCCCCAGTTCTCCTCGTGACGCGTAAGATGACCGCCCAACCCCAGCTTCTTACGGGCACGACGCGCCTTGCTGTCTCCCTTGCGTCGATTTCTACGACCGCGAGCGGAAGGATCGGCACACCCTCGTACTCTGCGTACGCCCTGTTTGTCTGGTCTTCCCAAAGTACCAAACAAAGGGCAGGACTCGTGGGAACACTTGTCATAGTTGCCTTGGCAATAGCCCTTGCGTTCATCGGGATGCGCGTTCATCTAAGACCTTGATTGCCTTGTCGGCTTCGGCTTTCGTAAGACTATCAAGTTTGGTTATCGGCCTGTTGATGATTTCTGCCACCGTCTCTGCGTGGGCAGCCGGACCTTGCTTGCCTGCACCGTTGAGCAACGCACGCAGCTTGCCCTTCTGTGGTGCGCTGGCCGGTGCGTCAGGTTCCTTGATTGCTATGTGTTCCTGTGCCGGCTTGCTGAACACCTGCTGCACCGTCTCCTGCAAGTTCTCCGCAGTCACCACCTTGGGTTGCTGCATCTTCTTGAATGCGTCACGCAACTTGGGCATTGACTCGTTGGTCAAGTTGTTCAGGTCTGTGCCTGCTTCCTTGGCCACGTCCTGCGGGTCGAGCCCTGCTTTGACGCACGCCTCACGGAACTTTGTGACCAGGTCAGCGTCGTTGCGTGGCTCGGTCATGCGCTGTACTTTCTCCATCTCCTGACGGCTGGGCCGTGGCTGTGACTTCGATGCGTACTTCCAGTTGGCCAAGGCCCGGCCGATGGCCGAGGTCTCTGCATTTTCTACGTGCGATGTGCGGTTCACCGGGCTGGCGTCACGCACTTCCTCCGCAAAGCCCGTCGCCACCGGGCGGGGGTCAGCGATGTCCTTGAACACCTCTGCCCTGAACACGACGCGGTTCTCGTCGTAGTGGTAGATCTGCGTGAACACCTGCCCGTTCGGGTTGTCTTCCCAGAACTTGGCGAGGCGCGCCTCTACCGTCTCGTAGTTGTCGAGGTTGAACCTCATTGCTTGTCTCCTTCGTTGTTGACCACACGGAACGTGCGGTATGTGGATTGTTTCTTGTATTTCGCAGCGAGAGCTGGATGCTCCGCTTCGAACTTCTTGCTGTCGAAGCTGGTGCGTGTGGCTGTCTTCCACGTCGCAACGACTTCGTTGTCGATCGTACCGTACTCGGCGTCGCCAAGCAACTCGCAAAGCCGGGCTTTGATTTCCGACACCTTTGCCTCGGCCTGCTCGATGACTGCTTGGTGAGTGGAGTACTCGCGCAACAGCGTCTTGGCTTGGTCACCTATCTCCACCTTGACGTTGTTGCCCTTGGGGTGCAGGTTCGTCAGATCCTCGTAGGACAGGAAGATTCCGTCAGGGATGATGCCCACGTCGATGAATGCCAAGTACTGGCGGCATGCCTCGATGTGCATGCGCTTCTCGTCTGACGTCACCTTCTGTTCGTGGAACTGGATGTCCAGGTCGCTGTCGAACACTACCCACGTGACGTTGTCCGTGCCTGTGCAGATGGCTTGCTGTACGCCCTGCCAGTACCACATGCGAGGGAGCTCGCCGTTCCAACGGCCGCGCTTGGTCTTGATTTCGTACACGCCGCCGGCTTCGCTGACTGCGTCAATCGTGGCAATCAACCGGACGCCGTCCTCTTCGTAGGCGTACATGATGCACGGCGTAGTAAGAGGAAAGCCGAGCAACTGGGCAGCCCAGTCACGGATCGGCGATTCGAGGGTGTTGCCTCGTTGCATCGCCCTGTTCTCCTGCTGGGGTTGCGGCGGTTCCTCTTTCAACAGTTCGACGGCGAGTTGCGCCGGCGAAAGATACGGATGTTCTCCGTGAACGGCGGCCGCGTTCGACGCCGAGATGCGGGCGAGCCCGCTCGCGTCACGCCAACGAACGGCCAACCATTCGGGACTTCCGTGCGGTGGTTTGGGGACGGTAAAGTTTCTCATCATGCCTCCTATTTTGGGTTGGGGGTGTTGCGTAGTTACTGTAGCGGGGCGGCGTCAAGGATGACAACTCGCTGCACCATCCCGGTGGGGATGTGCGTGACCATGCCGACTGTGTCCATCTCCGGTTCTTCGTCGGGACAATAGGAGCAGGTCACGGAGACGTAGCCGTCGAGCAAGTCGGGCCAGAGCCAACCCACCGACACCACGTGCTGGGGCTTGGCCTTGTAATCCTTGGTGCGGATCCAGCCGTTCTCCGAGTCGAACGCGTCGATCCAGTGGACGGCCACGAGGGCCCAGGGGCAGGGACTAATCGAGCCAGCAGACATACTCGCACGTTACCCTTCCCTTGTCCGGGTCCACGAACATCAGTCTTTGCGAGGGCTTGCCCACTGCAGCGACGAAACTCTTGGCGTACTGGTTGTCCGACTCCGGAGATCCGGTGACCCAGATGCGTCCGCCGTTCGCCATCGTCAGGTTGATGGGCGTATGGAAGTGGCCGAGGATCGCGTCATGGAAATCCATGAACGTGGCCCATGCGTTGACCTTGCGCAGGATCGAGTACGACGGGGTCTGTCCGCCGAAGGACGGGATCTCGTCACCGTGCACCACCAGCAACTTGTAGTTGCCGATCTTCACGATCTGGTACCAGTCAGCCGACTGCTGCCAGGTCACGTTTTT